TCAACTGGAGAGTTCCCATTATCAGATATGATTCTTTCTTTTATAGGCTGCGCAGGCTGGATTAGTGTAGGTATAATGTGGAAAGATAAAGCAATATTAATTCTAAACACAGTAGCTTGCTTTATACTCTTAACGGGAATAATTAATAACTTGGCAGGATAAAAAAATGAAAAAATTATATATAGTAGAAAAAGACGAGAAGGGTTACGGACTTTATGCAGATACAGACATATCTGCTGGAACAGTAGTAGTAAATCTATTAGAAAATGTAAGCTGGAGAGATAAACCTAGTAGAACTTCTATACAACTAGGAGAGAAGCACATGGAACACCCAACAGGTGGTTATATAAATCATCATTGTGAACCAACTACTAGATTAGTATTATTAATTAAATCATTAAAAGATGAATATCATATGGTACCCCCTTTCGTAGGTGTTAAAGGCACTTTAGCAAGTATAGTATATAGTGATCCACAACCAGTATTATATGCAATTAATGATATAAAAGAAGGGGAAGAAATAACAATAAATTACAATGATTCAGAAGACACTCTAGCAAATCCATTTAATTGTGCTTGTCATGGTAAAAGAATAAGAGGCAAAAAAGAGATAGAACTTTATGAACCAGAAGATGAATATAGCAGGAGTTACGACTAATGGCAAACCATGTATATAACTATATAGAAATAGTAGCAAACGACAAATGTATAGAAGCATTTGAAAACACAATGAATAACGTTCTTTATATGAATGATAGAGGTTGGATGGAGTACAAACCATTAGAAGATTTAGAGTTTATGCCTAAACACCCCCGAGATCCAGAGGGTTGGTTAATTGATGCTTATGATTATTATATAGATAATGTAGGTGCAAAGTGGGCACATATTGAAGATTCAGATAGTACATATGTAACTTTAGTCTCAGCTTGGAGTCCAGTAAGTGCTTTTGTAGGACATCTAGTACAATATCTATATCAATTTGATCCCAATGTAGTATTAAAACATGATTATACTGACGAATTCCACCAATTTGTTGGAGTACAACGAGTTACTTCAGATGGAGAAGCATTATTTGATTGGGACGAAATAGAGTGGGGCTGGATAGTAGAAGCTTTTTCAAAAAAGGGTGTTGATGTAGAAATATCCGATTTTGAATGGTGGGAAACATTAGAAGCTTTAGACGGTTATACACCAGAAGAATACTTAGAGGATATGGTATATCAATGGCGAGCAAATGCTTGGAAATTTATGACGAATTAATGGCTTATGTTTCTACATTATGGTATTATATAGGATTCCTTTATCTACATCACTTAGTAAGAAAATGAAGTATAATTTCTATAACCCACACACTCAATGTAGCTGGATAGAAGATTGGACATATATAAAAAAGAAAAAGTTTTTAAACAAGCACCCTTGGATTAGGGAACTAAAAGGAATATTTATGGCGGGAATTTATAATCAAACTTATTTTGATAATCACCCTATAGAAAAAGACAAAGACGGAGTACTATATGGAGTTATTTTAGTAAATAAAAAATCGTGGCATAGAGAATGTATAAAGGTTGGAATTGCTTCTGGCAAAGATTATCGACACATTATAAAGCGTAGTCATGGGTTTAAGGGGTATGAAATTCGTATTCAAAGAACATACCACGATACCCTTTATAATGTTTGGAAAATAGAACAACAACTACATAAAAAATTTAAACATGACAGATTTGAACCCAAAATCAAGTTTGGAGGTCACACAGAGTGTTTTAATATTAATTCGCTCATTCTTCAGGACTTCCCGAAAAATAGTTCTTGACATGGCACCCCAAATTTGTTATAATATATCATATATAAAAAAATGAGAGTAATAACGCAAGAAATTTTACCCCCCGCTAACTGCCCAGCTTGTGGTTCGTTATTAGAGTGGGAAAATGATCAACTTTTCTGTGTCCATACAAACTGCGGAGGCAGAACACACAAAATGGTTGAACACTTTGCAAAGACTCTCAAAATTAAGGGGCTCGGACCCCGAACAATAGAGAAATTGGAGATCACCTCAATATTTGATTTATTTCAATTGCCCCTTGAACTAATGATAGGTGCGTTAAATTCCGAGAAACTGGCAGTAAAACTTTATAGAGAAATAGAGTCAAGTAAAAATACTGATTTAGTAAATTTACTACCCGCTTTTTCAATAAAGTTAATTGGACAAACTGCTTCCACAAAAATTTGTGAGGTTATTGAATCTTTAGATGAACTAACAGAACAAAAATGCGCAGAAGCAGGACTAGGTCCAAAAGCTACAAACAATTTGCTAGATTGGTTAATCGAAGAATATACTGACGGATACGATCGCTTACCTTTTAGTTATAAAACTAAAGTTAAGAAGAAAGAGGTCGAAGATATAAAAGGAATCGTATGTATATCAGGTAAACTTAAAAGCTATAGCACAAAAGCAGCCGCAAAGAAAATATTAGAAACAAAGGGCTTCATTGTGAAAAGTAGTTTAACAAAAGATGTTAATTTCCTAGTAAACGAAAGCGGAATAGATTCCGCAAAAACACGAACAGCCCAAGATAGGGGCGTAACAATAATAACAAACCTAAATCATTTAATCAGAGGACAATACAATGGCATTACCTAAATGGACAGAAGAAAGAACCGCAAGTCTAACAGACTTCGTTGGTTCTGAAAGCCCAATTTCTCAAGCAACTGTTGCTAGCGCAGCTGAAGAACTCGAAACTTCAACTCGTTCAGTATCCAGCAAGCTTAGAAAAATGGGTTATGATGTAGAACTTGCATCTTCAGTATCTAACAGAACTTTTACTGATGAACAAGAAGCAACTCTTCATCAATTCGTTACTGACAATAGTGGTCAGTACACTTATGCAGATATTGCAGCATCTTTCGAAGGTGGGCATTTTTCTGCAAAATCAATACAAGGGAAAATTCTCTCTATGGAATTAACTTCCCATGTAAAACCAGCTGAGAAACCTCAGTCAGTCAGAACTTACTCTCCCGAAGAAGAAGCTACATTTACCGAAATGGTAAATAATGGTGCATTTGTCGAGCAAATCGCAGAAGCACTTGGCAAGACTGTAAATTCAATAAGAGGAAAAGCTCTTAGCTTACTTAGGTCTGGCGATATTAACGCTATACCTAGACAAGAGATCACTAAAGGCTCTACAAAAGCCGATCCTTTGTCTGAACTAGACGGCGAAATTGGCGGCATGACTGTCGATGAAATCGCTGACGAAATTGGCAAAACCGTACGAGGCGTAAAAACTATGTTGACAAGACGTGGTCTTACTTGCGCAGACTATGATGGAGCTGCTAGAAAAGAAAAAGCTTCTAGTTAAATTTCAATAGAATTGGGCAAGGAGGTTTACCTTCTTGTCCTTTTTTTCTGGGTAGAGAATGAATTTAACTTCCGCATTACTGAAGCAAATAATTACACAGGAAGACTTTGATACTTGGGGTAACCTAAGGGAGAACTATTTACCAAATGAGTATCAAACTCTATATCGTGTAATGCTAACTCACGTCAAAAACTTTACAAAGTTACCAACCTTTGAGGACTTAAAACTCTCTATAAGGGATAGGAAACTGCAGGAAAAAGTTTTTGCTATAGAGGCAGTTGATGTTGATGTCGATGCTTGGATTTTATTAGAGTATTTAAAAAATGAGTATGCACAAATAGAAATATTAGATGAACTCGATACTTTTATAGATAAGACAGTAGCAATATCACAAGCCGAAGAAAATGTAGAAGCACTCCAACAAATAGTGTTGGATATAGGTGAGAGAGTTGACCTCAAAGCACCCGAAGAAGATATGCAAGTAATAAATCTATTTGAATCAGAGGACGAAATTAAAAAATATCTACCTCTTGGTTTAAATCAAGATTATGACCAGAAATTAAAATTCTCTCCCAGAGATCTGGTGCTTGTTGGCGGTCGTAGAGGAGCTGGTAAAACTTTTACTTGTGTAAATATCGCAAGTAATGTTTACGATCAAGGTAGAAGCTCTATATACTTCACAATAGAAATGGATAGTCGTGCTATTTTGCAAAGAATGTGTTCTGTAGGAACTAATGTTCCAGTATCAAGATTACTTACTAGAAATCTTGCTGAATCAGAATGGAATAAAGTAGCAAAATGGTGGGCTAGTCGTTTCGAGGGTGGAGAAGAATTATTACCTAATTATTATAAAGAAAGAGATTTTGATAATCTCCATGATCAATTAATAAAAAGAAAGCTCACTAGAGATCGACAACTAGATGTGGTTTATGATCCACAACTTAGTTTATCAAGGATTCGTACAGAACTTGAAAGTAAATTAAGTCAGACAAACGTAGGAGTTATCATAGTGGATTATCTAAATCAAGTGCGACGCCACAATGCACCTAGTAGAACTGGACAATATGATTGGACAGAACAAATCGAAGTTAGTAAAACTTTAAAAAGTATAGCACAAGAATATGAAGTACCTGTATTCTCTCCGTATCAAACTGATAATACAGGCGAAGCAAGATTTGCAAAGGGTATTCTTGATGCCGCAGACGCAGCCTTTACAATAGAGACATGGGAACAAGATGATAATTGTATAACATTTAATTGTACAAAAATGCGATCCGCTAGAATGGAAGGATTTACAAGTAAAATGGACTGGGACACACTTAAGATCGGTCCAGAGTCTGCTTTAAATCCTAAGGAGAGAGAAGAAGTTAAAAGTAATATGGCAACTGGGGAAGAAATACACGAGGCAATATAGTGGCAATCAAAAAGAAAAAACACGAAAAATTAGACGATACTAATATAAAGAGAGTTATTGCAGCTCTTACTAGTAAAAATCCTATAACCAAAAAGGAGGCTTGTGAGATGTTAAACATTAGTTATAATACAACAAGGCTCTCCAAGATTATAGAAGGTTTTAAAGAAGATCAAGAGTATCGAAAAATAAGAATGTCTAAGAATAGAGGCAAACCTGCTTCTAAACACGAACTCAAAGAGATGATAGAAATGTATCTTGATGGACAAACCATTACAAATATAGCTAAAATCTTGTTTAGATCCCCCGCATTTATTAAAGGAAACCTAGATAGAATAGGAGTCCCTACTCGTATTACGGAAGGAGAAAAGTTTATGGTTCCTGATGAGTGTGTAAAGTATGAATTTGATGTTGGAGAATGGGTTTGGTTTAATGATAACCGCCCAGACGTTAAAGGAGGACACGCAGGAAAAATAACAAAAGATCTAGGAACAAATGAAAGAAGATTGGGTCATGCTTATATGATAGATTACTGGATACCAATGGAATGGCAAGAAGGATTTTGGGTTGCGTGGTGGCCTGGAATAAAACGAGTTAAAGGTTGGACTGCACAAAGAGCAGAAGAGCTTGCCTCAATACAACATCTTGTAGATACCTATGGTATAAATGAGGAGAACTTATAATGGCTAGTGATAGAATAGGGAAGAAATCCGCTAAATTAGTTGGTGTACCTCCGTTTGAAATAGTAAGTGTAAGTACTGATTTTATGTTGGAACAACCACAAGTTATAAATAACATAAAGAATGTACCTGTCAATCAACCTTTAGTAGAAAGTATCCTAAAACAAAATATGTTAAATCCTTTTCTTTGCATGAAAGAATGGTATCCATTAGCAGGCAGTCAAAGAATAAGAGCCGTATTACATATAAAACAAAATATCGAAGAAACCTATAATACACAAATAATAGTACATAGGTTTTTAGAAGATTACCACAATGTTTTTTATCTCTGGGGAGATGAAGAATTTAGAAGCAAAGCAATAGCCATCTGGTTTCAGCTTCAAGAATTAGTATTTAAAAGTCTGTACTATGATTATGAGGCGGACGGGAGCGGAACTAAGATGACTGAATATGAAGACTTAGGCGAACAATTGGAGTGGGAACATGACAGAACTAATAGGAGTATTAGCAGCGATAGCAGTATTTCTACTACTGAGGTAGAGAATGAAAGTAGTTGATTTATTACAGGAAAGAAAAATAGAATTTAAAAGTTCTGGTAGAGATTATTTGGTAAAATGTATCAACCCAGAACATGAGGATAGAAATCCTAGTATGAGAATTGATAACATAACAGGAATTTTTAATTGTTTTTCTTGTGGTTTCAAAGGAAATATATTTAAAACTTTTGGAGCACCATCAAATTTTCTTGATATAAAAAGACAAAGACTGTTAGACGCTATTGAGGAGAAAAGATCATCAAGTGTTGGACTTCCTTTTCCTAAAGGACACACACCTTATATTGGAAATTGGAGAAATATAAGACCCGATACTTATAAACATTTTGATGCCTTTTTACATCACGAAACACAATTTGTGGGTAGGATAGTATTTCCTATTCGTGATATTACAGGGAAAGTAGTAGCTTTTAATGGAAGACACATGACACTTAGTGAAAAACTAAAGTACATGATCTATCCACCACAAGCAAAACTTCCCCTGTATCCTTCTAAGGTTAAACCTATAAAAGGTAGGGTAATTCTTGTCGAGGGGATTTTTGATATGATAAATCTCTTCGACAAGGGTTTATCCAATGTGATATGTTGTTTTGGGACAAACAATGTAGATATAGATAAATTGTCTATTCTTAAAATGCAAGATATTATGGGAGTAGATATAATTTTTGATGGAGACGATCCCGGTCAAAACGCTGCTGAGAATGTAAGAGTTCTTGCAGAAAGAACAGGATTCGTAACTCGTAATATTAATTTAGGGCAAAATATTGATCCCGGCAGTTTAGCAGGGGAACAAATTACAAATTTGAGGGAAAGGTTATATGGCTAAAATAGCACTAATAGAAACAAAACCAAGTCGGACAGATTATAATGGTCGATTTGATAATGCATTTGAGTATGATAGATATGCTCTGTGCTCAGATAGAACAAAAAAGAAAGTATTAAAAGCAGATGTCGATATCGAGATAAATATTGATGATTACGACTGGATAATTTTAATAGGTTCAGAAGCATTAAAGTATTATACTAAAATGACTTCTATTACAGAATATAGTGGTAGATGTATAGATGATAAATATTTACCAGCAATCAACCCTGCCATGTTAGCTTTTAAACCAGAGGCAAGACCTTTATGGGAAGAAAGTAAAGATAATATTATTAAATATATAAGTGGTGAGTTAAAAACTGAAAAACTGGGAACAGATAAATGTTATGGTATAACTGAGCCAGAAGAATTATATAAATTCTTAAAAAATGCAATAGCCCATGACAATCAATGGGTTGCAGTAGATACAGAAACAACAGGATTGTACCCTAGAGATGGTTATGTATTAGGTATTAGTGTATCTTATGAGAAAGATCATGGTGCATATATATCAACTGACTGCGTAGATGAGCAAGCAGAAAAATTATTTCAAGAATTATTTGATGATAAAATAGTAGTATTTCATAATGCAAAGTTTGACTTAGCTATGTTAGAATATCACTTTGGATTTAAATTTCCAAGATTTGAAGATACTATGTTATTACACTACTGCCTAGAAGAACAGCCTGGTACACACGGATTAAAGCAACTTGCTATGAGATTTACTCCTTACGGAGACTATGAGCAACCAATGCATGATTGGATAGATGGATATAGAAAAGCAAATAGAATATTAAAAGCAGACTTTTCTTGGGATACAATTCCTTTTGATATTATGACACACTATGCTGCTATGGACGCAGTAGTAACTCTATTGGTATTTTCAAAGTTATATCCAGCAGTAAAGAAAAATGCAAAACTATGGGACGTATATGAAAATATATTAATTCCTGCTTGTAGATTCTTAACAGATGTTCAAGATATAGGTGTACCTTTTGATAGAGATAGACTATCAAAAAGTGCTGTACTAATGCAAGAAGATATTGATGAAGCAGTACGACAACTATATGAATTTAATAGTGTTAAAACTTTTGAAAGAATAAAACAAAAAGAATTTAATCCAAATAGTACTGTTCAATTAAGAGAATTACTATTTGATTTTGTAGGTTTGAAACCCACAGGTATAAAAACAGGTACGGGAGCACACTCTACTAATGCGGAAGTATTAAGTATATTAGCTAAAGAGCATGAGATACCTAATCATATTCTTGCTATAAGAAAGAAATCAAAAATTAAAAATACTTATTTAGATAAGATTTTACCCCAACTTGACAGAGATGACAGGTTAAGAACAGGATTTAATATTCATAGTACAACATCAGGTAGATTATCTTCTAGTGGTAAAATGAATATGCAACAAATACCTCGTGATAATCCTATTGTTAAGGGTTGTATTAGAGCAAAGCCGGGTAATAAAATAGTTGCTATGGACTTAACTACTGCAGAGGTATATGTTGCAGCCGTCCTTTCAAAAGATCAGAATTTAATGAATATCTTTAGAGAGGGAGGAAATTTCCATAGTAGTATTGCTAAGTTAGTATACAATCTGGATTGTGAAGTAGATGATGTTATAGAATATTATCCTACGGAAAGACAAGCTGCAAAAGCCGTTACTTTCGGAATAATGTATGGTGCCGGGGCTGCTAAAATATCCGAACAAGTTACCAAAGATAGTGGTAAATATTTTAGTAAGACAGAGGCACAAGAAGTAATTGATGATTATTTTACTCAATTTAATAAATTAAGATTGTGGATCGATAGATCATCTAAGTTTATAAGAGATAATGGATTTATATACTCTCACTTTGGTAGAAAAAGAAGATTACCGAATGTAAATTCTGATAATAGAGGTATTGCTAGTCACGAAGTTAGGTCGGGATTAAACTTTTTAGTTCAGTCTATAGCTTCAGACATAAATCTATTAGGTGCTATAGATGCACACAATATATTAAAAGATCTGCCTTTTAAAGCAGATATATTTGCATTAGTACACGATTCAATATTAGCAGAAGTAGAAGAAGATGCAGTAGATGCATATAGTGTAGTAATAAGAGAATGTGTACAAAAAGAAAGAGGGATAAGTATTCCAGGCACTCCAGTAGGTTGTGATTTTGATATTGGAGATGACTACTCCTTTGGAAAATTTGAGAAGAAGTATGGAAACTGATAAGTTAGAAGTAACAAAACCAATTAAACTAACAACAATAGATCCAAAAAACTTTATACGAGTTACTCCTTCAAATGAAGCTAGATTAATGAGAAAAGCTGAACGAATTAAAAAGGAAAGAGAAAAAACATTTATAATATATGCGGCTATAGTTAGTCCTCCCATTGATGAAGAAACAGGAGATTATTTATTTGAAGAAGAAGTAGGCTTAAAGGTTGGTCATACTGGACAGACTTTTGAGAGAAGATGGAGCAAGAGTGGATATGATTTTAACGCTTTTAGTATATTCACTCTTCCTCCGGGATATACTCAGACAGAAGTTATAAAATTAGAAAAATCAATAATAAAGAATGGTAGAGATGCAGGACATGATCCATATAAATTTAAATTAAATACTATGGGAAGCACAGAAACTTTCCATTTTGATGCTCTACTCTTTATACAGAAACAATTTGCTATAATAAATAAATATAAACAAATAGTTATTGGCAATGGTGGATGGACAGAAGGTTTTGATTCTCCAAAAGCAGAAGCATTTAAAAAAATAGTTAGCGAAAAATATGGATTATGATAGCATAAATTTTCCAGTATTTGTTGTCCATACCGATAATATCGAATTAATAGATGGTATATTATGGATAGACAACCAAGTATTAGATGATCGTAATATGAAAGGAGATACACTAGGTAAAAGAAGATTACAAAGTCCTATGAAAAGTATTTATCCTTTAAAGTATATGATACAAGATGAAGCAGAAATGATAAAACATCAGGGCAAATATTATATAGACAGTAAAGGATATTTTGTAGAAAAACACAAAACAACATCAGTACCCCTAAAATATCACAAAATTCTGAGGGTGGAAAAGAAAAACATAGTAAGTATGCTATGGATTAAAGATTGCCCTTTCCCCTTCCCCCTCAAAAGACCTCTGCCCGAGAACGCTTCTTGGGCAGGGATTCTTTATCAAAATAATATACCGTGGATTTTATTTGATCTATCGGAAGAAAAGAAGAAAGACACATGGCGGAAAATATGACAGAATTAATAATGACAGTTTTAGCAATAAAACATTATTTAGCGGATTATGTATTTAATCCAGCTTATACTGTACCCGTGCGCAAAGATATATATGGATCAAGAGGTAGTTTAGAACATATAGGTATGCATATGTTTTGGTGTATTGCATTATTAGTATGGTTTCTACCTTTAAAAGTAGTAATTCTAGCAACATTATTTGATGCCGTTATTCATTATCATCAAGATTACTTTAAAACAAAATGGTTATATAAAAGAAAAGGATTATCTGAACAAGTAAGACGAGCTATTACAGGTGCAGATCAATTAATACATATTATAACATATATAATTATAGTAGCGTGGGTAACATGATTGTTATATTAGATGAAGTTTTAAGTCCTACTCCCTTCTTAGATTTTAAAGATGTAATAAATAATTTTCATGGAGAAGCTAAGTGGTTTTATAGAGACCATGCTGAAACCTATAGTGATACATTGTTACAAATAGCTAGTGATTATTTTAATTTTAATGATATAGTAGGCTATGAAGTGTGGACACATAATAATACTATACCTATAGGAGATAATGATGATGGGTGGCACAAAGACAGAGACGAATTATCATACCATATTAGAAAGCTTTTTAGATTTCCTATATGTAGCATGGTTTTTTATACAAAAGTAAAGAATTTAAAAGGAGGAGAACTCCTTATAGAAGATACAATAGTAGTTCCAAAAGAAAATAGATTAGTTATTTTCGGTCCTGGACTTAATCATAAAGTTAATGAATTTCAAGGAGAAAGAGTATCTTTTAATATTAATCCTTGGAATAGAAAGTTGGATAAATACTCATGATAACAAATTTATATGTAATAGATAATTTTTATACAAATGTAGACGAAGTGAGAGCTTTTGCCTTAGATCAATCTTTTAATGTAAAAGGAAACTATCCCGGTATGCGAACACCTCCAGAAAATAGAAAACAAAGTAGTTATCTTAAAAATTTTTTTGAAAAAGAAGTAATGAAAGAAAAAATAAGTTATTGGCCTGGTGAATACAATACAGCATATCAATTTACTACAGAGAAAGATAAGACTTGGATACATCATGATAATACCACTTGGGCAGCAGTAGTATATCTAACTCCTGAAGCCCCTGCAGAAAGCGGAACAGGAATATATAGACATAAGAAAAGTGGAATTTTTAGTTGGAGTCCTAAGGATAAAATTGATTATAATAAATCAGAAGAAGCACAAAATTTAAATAACTGGGAACAAATAATGTTTGTAGCAAATATATATAATCGTATGGTTCTTTATAGGGGAGGATTATACCATAGAAGTGTTTTACCCGGTTTTGGACACAATAAATATACAGGAAGATTATTTCAAACATTCTTCTTCAATACATTATGAAAAGAGAAAAGAAAGCTATAATAAGTGATAGAATCTATATGGATTTAGATTTAAAAACTCTAGCTAAAGTAGATAAAGAATTAACATATGCTATACCTTCATATAAATTCGGAGATCCACCTATTATAATTAAAAATATGGCAAGAATTAGACGTACGTTAGTAGCAATTCCAGTAGGTAGACTAGATTTAATACCTGAAGACTATGAGATACAGGATAAAAGAAAAATTATACCAGTAGATTTCCCAGAATTTAAGCTTACTTTACGACCAAGCCAACAACAAGTATTTAACGAAGTCAATGATAATTCTATAATTAATGCTTGGGTAAGTTGGGGAAAGACATTTACAGGTTTAGCAATAGCAGGTAAGTTAGGTCAAAAAACCTTAATAGTTACTCATACTTTACCCCTAAGAAAACAATGGGAAAATGAAGTAGAAAAAGTCTTTGGTTTTAAAGCAGGAGTGATAGGTAGTGGTAAATTTGAAATAGAGCCTCCAGTAGTAGTTGGTAATATTCAAACATTATACAGAAGATTACCACAAGTTAGAAATAAATTCGGTACAGTCATATTAGATGAAATGCATCACGTTAGTAGTCCAACTTTTTCAAAAATTATAGATAAAAATATGGCTAGATATAAGATAGGATTAACAGGCACACTAACAAGAAAGGACGGTAGACATGTGGTTTTTAGAGATTATTTTGGGAGTAATGTCTTAAAACCACCAAAAGAAAACTTTATGTTACCAAAAGTTGATATCCTAAAAATGGATATTCGTTTCATGGACGGATCATCAATACCTTGGGCTAATAGAGTGAATGAACTAGCATATAACCCAGAGTATCAAAATTCTGTGGCTTTAGCTGCTAGTGCATATGCTGCTCGTGGTCATAAAGTATTAGTAGTGTCTGATCGTGTGGATTTTTTAAAATCTTGTGCGAGATTGACAGGTGATAATGCAGTTTGTGTTACGGGATCAATTCCACACGAAGAAAGACCCGATATAATCAACCAGATATTTAAAGATAAAAACGTGCTGTATGGGACACAAAGTATTTTCTCAGAAGGTATTTCTTTAGATATTCTTAGTTGCTTAGTTCTCGGTACACCAGTAAATAACGAACCCTTACTTACACAGTTAATTGGAAGAATTGTTCGTAATTATGAAGGAAAAATGCAACCAACAGTAGTGGATATTCATTTAAAAGGGAATACTGCAAGACGGCAGGCTAATGCACGACTTGGCTATTACATTAAACAAGGATATGAAGTATCAACCCTATAATGACCTCCAAAAAATACTACTTGACAAGAGTTTAAAAATTTGATATAATATAATGATAAAATATAATTGGGAAAAGATTTTAGA